AGTTACAACACAAGCGTTTGAAGCGACCTCTGATATTGAGGCTTCACTTGCGCCGGTAAATGTCACCAGCTCGCTTTACAATATCTACGGCGTTGCAGGTATTACAGCTTCACGCGTCGAATTTATGTCAGTGCCTACGTGCGCTCGCGCAAGAAATATCATTTCGTCCAGCGTTGCAAGCATTCCGCTAAAAGTGCGTACAAGAGCAGACGGTGCGCGTGTTGAGTCACCGCCAAAAGTAATTAACCAACCAGATCCACGCGTTCCGGGCTTTGCTACCTATGCGTGGCTTGCGGAAGATTTGCTTCTATATGGTTATGGATATATGCGGATTCTTGAAATTTATGCTGACACGTATCGCATTCGCAGCGCTGAAAGAATCGATCCAACACGCGTCACGATAAAAACAAATGCTAACGGCACAGAAATTGAGTATTACTGCATTGATTCAATTCCAGCACCTTATGAAGGCGTTGGCAGCTTGGCAGTCTTCTACGGCGTTGATGAGGGCATTCTAAACCGCGCTGGTCGCACAATTAAAGCTGGCGCAGAATTAGAACGCGCTGCAACTATGTACGCGCGCGAGCCTGTGCCAACAATGGTCTTAAAATCTAACGGCACTTCATTGCCAGCCGATCGAATTGCTAAGTTGCTTGAATCTTGGGGTCAAGCTCGACGCAATCGTTCTACCGCTTTTCTTAATGCAGACGTTGAATTGCAGACACTTGGATTTGACCCTGAGAAGTTACAGCTAAATCAAGCCCGTTCATACGTATCAACAGAGCTTGCTCGCGTCACTGGCATTCCGGCTTATTACGTGGACGCTGAATCAGGATCAAGCATGACCTACAGCAACGCGACTTTGGCAAGGCAATCTTTGCTGGACTTCTCGCTGCGTCCAATTATGTGTGCAATTGAAGAGCGTTTATCAATGACTGGCATGGCCAATGACTTTGTACCAGCAAGTCAAGAGGTTAAATTTGACCTAGACGATTATTTGCGCGGATCAGCCAAAGAGCGCGCAGATGTGTACAAAATTCTTTACGATATTGGCGCTTTAACTTCAGATGAAATCCGACTAGAAGAAGAGATGATCAGATGACCTACAGTATCCAAAAGCCAATCAAAATGGACTTCTCAATTAAAGTTGAGGCCACAGACTTTCCAAAGCGCGAATTATCTGGCCGCATTGTTACGTGGAATGAACAGGGCGTCACTAGCTCTGGATCGACTATGTTTGAAAAAGGCTCAATCACTTTAGGCAAAACAACAAAATTATTGCTTGAGCACCGCCGCGAAAGTCCAATCGGATTTTTGAAAAGCTATGAAGAGGACGACGAAGGCATTTACGCGACGTTTTCTATCGGCCAGACAACCGCAGGATCTGACGCCTTAGTCGAGGCTAGCACCGGATTACGCGACGGATTTAGCGTGGGCGTTATTGCTCAGAAATACAAAAACGTTGACGGCGTTTTAGTGGTTAGCGCAAGTGCGCTCAAAGAAGTTTCATTGGTTACAGATCCGGCCATTGCCAGCGCAAAGGTTGAAATTGCAGCTAGTGAGAACAACAATTCTGAATCCGAACCGGAGACAGAGGAACAATCAACCGAAGGAGAAACGCAAGTGGAAACACCTACAGCCGTTCCCGAAGCCCCAGCCGAATCGGTTGAGGCTTCCAAAGTCGAAAAGGTAGAGGCCTCACGTCCTCTTTACTTTGCAACACCACGATCACCTATTACAACAGGTGGCGCATACCTTGAGCACACAATCAAGGCAGGATTAGGCAATGAAGATTCTCGCCAATACATCAAGGCAGCTGACGATTCATTCACAACAAATCCAGCGTTCTCACCAGTATCTTACGTGCGCGACGTTGCACAAAACACAAATGCTGATCGTCCAGTAATTGAAGCTTGCGGCGGAACACGTCCGCTTTCAACTTATGGCATGACAGTGTCTATCCCTAAAATTACTGCTAACAGCACTGCTGCAACAGTTGCAGAAGGCGGCGATCCAACTGGAACAACAGCGATTACTTCAAGTTATGTAAATGCCACAGTAATCAAAAAAATGGGCTTCCAACGCTACTCAGTGGAATTGCTCGACAGATCTGATCCCAGCTTTTATGAAATCATGCTCCAAAATTTGCGCGACGCGTATGCTCAAGCAACTGACCAGTATGTAATTGCACAAATTACTGCAGGCGGTACACAGGCAACAGCAACCGCTGCTGACTCAGCTGGCTTGATTTCATTCGTATCAACAGAAGCACCAGCTGCATACACAGCGACAAAGCGCACAGCAAAGTCATTTGTATCTGGCACTTCTATCTGGACAACCTTGCTTGGCGCAACAGATACAACAGGGCGTCCAATTTACAACGCTGGAAATCCTATGAATAACGCTGGCTCTGCAATTCCTACAAGCATTCGCGGTAACGTCCTTGGACTTGATTACTATGTAGATCCAAACATGGTCGCAACTTCAATTGACGAATCAGCATTCATTATCGAGCCACGTTCAATCGAAATTTTTGAATCTCCAGCTCTGACTTTGGCTACTAACGTGCCAACAACAGGCGAGATCGAGATTTCACTTTATGGTTATATTGCAGCTCAGGCCGTCTTTGCAGGTGGCCTACGTCGCTTCAATCTAACTTAATCAATTAAGCATGGCCTAGGTGCGCTCCCGTATCTAGGCCAGTCGAACACGAAAGGGAACAGAGATGCCAGCGATTATTACCGTTGCAAGCCTACGGCAAGTCCTTGGCGTCTCTGTTTCTCTTTATTCTGACGCGTATCTAGAGGGAATTATTGACTCAGCCGAGCAGGTGATTTTGCCTTTGCTTACAGCCAATCAAAATTCTGTTGCAGCTGTGTACTTGCAAAATAACGTTGCCTATTACATAACGCAAAAGCCAAACACATTTGTGGCCGGCCAAAGTGTTGTAATTACCGGCTGCAATCCAGCCACATTTAACGGCACACAGACAGTCACTTCAAATTATTATGATCCATTTCCATATTTACCTTTTGCATATCCAGCGCCATATTTTTACTTCACTTGCGCAATTACCAACGCCGACATCACTTTCCGTCCAGTGATTCCCGGTGGTGTTGCGTACCTATCCGGGGCAGACGCGGCCACGCTCTACGCAAACACTGACGCAGTTGAACAAGCGGTCACAATCGTCAGTGTGGAGATATTTCAGAGTGTGGTCGCTCCCGGTGGACAAATTGAGGGCGTGGACTTTACGCCGTCACCTTTCCGCATGGGTCGCAGCTTACAAAACCGCGTTATTGGCCTTATTGGCAATTACGTTGACGTTTCAACAATGGCCATGTAAATGCCTACGCCAACAACAATCGCGACAAACGTACGCGGCACACTTGCAACAGCTTTGGCCGGTGTGGCAGCTTCCGTCTACAGCTCACCGCCTGAGGCCGTCATTCCACCAGCCTGCGTCATAGTTCCAGACGCGCCGTATCTCGAAACGACAACTATTGGCAAGAGCCAAATTCGAGTCAAAATTAACTTTGTGGTCACTGCCGCTGTTGCCTATAACAACACAGCTGGCGCGCTCGATAACCTTGAGCAGCTCATTATTGCGATCATGGGCGCAATGCCTGCCGGTTACACAGTTGGAGACGTACAGCGTCCGACGGTGCAATCTGTAGGAGCTTCAAACCTATTAGTGGCGGATCTCGCGGTCAGCACTTACTACACACAACAGACAATCTAAGGAGAAAACCGAATGCCAACAACAATAGTAACGGGTCGCGACATAACCTTGACACTTGCGACAGTCAACTATGACGCGCAAGCCACGTCAGTCACGCTGGTCAACGCGCCTGTAATCACTACCTACCAAACACTTGACGGCAAGGCTTACAAGCACATTGACGATCAGTGGACACTTAATCTTGAGCTTCTTGCTGACTGGGGCGCTACTGGATCACTATTTGAAGCAATGTGGACAGCATTCACGACTGCGCCAAATACAGCTCTAGCATTTACTTTAGTCAGTGCTACGGGAGCAAGTTTTGCCGGTACAGCATTCCCAGTAGCACCTACGGCTGGCGGCGCTGCACCAGACGCACAAACCGATTCATGGGCAATGCTTTGCGCCTCAACACCAGTCCTAACAATTACCTGATAGCGATAGAAACGGGAGCACACAATGAAACTACCAATCACAATCGAATACACATCAGGCGAGTTCGGTATTC